GTACAGATGTCAATGACTTAGATTTAAACAAATGTGCTTCATCGCCTATTACAACACCAAACTTAGCAAACCAATCCTTTCTTAACTTATAGACAGATTGCCATGTAGTGATCGTTATTTGAGCATCTACATTCTTATCAACTCCACCTCGTATCTTATGAATGTCTAACTCTTCACCACCATTATACTCAGTGAAGTCAGAAGCCATCTGCTCAACAAGTGATGTTGTTGGCACTACAATTAATACTTTTGTGTCAAGTGTCTCTGTGTAGAAACGTGTTAACAGATATATAATAAAAGACTTACCAGAAGCCGTTGGACTGAGTAGTAACGCTCTTTCGTGTTTAAGTGCATGAACAACTGCATTGTTCTGATACTCACGAGGCGTAAACACTGATTCAAACTCTTTGGCTAAATCGTAACCTGCTGTATCTTGTACTTCATTATCTGGTACAATACCTTTATCTACTGTGACTTCGTACTCTCTTGAGTTACAGAAGTTTAGGATATATGGTACAAGTCCACGATAGATCATGCCCGTCATTAGATTCAGAAGTCTTATCTTACCATCCCAAATCTTGTTGCGATAGCTTGGCATAAATTCTGCACCGGGTACTTTGAATGTAAAGTGATCAGACAACTCCATCTTAACGCTAGGTTCTGCTTGAATCCTAACATAGACATCGTTCACTGCTTCTATAATCACCTCATCGCTCATAAATTATGCACCTGTTCTGAACCGTTCCCAATCTATAATACTCTTTATCTGGAATCCACGATTACCAATCATCTTTAGAATAGACTCAAGATAGCCAACTTTCTGCTCTTGTGCGCCAATCTTCAGAGACGATTCAATGATATCATCATCAGCTTCTAGATATGAGGGAATGTCTTGTTTAAGAATTTTAAGTGGTTGAGGCTCCCAACCAAACTGTGCTAACTCAGTGACATCGAGTTCGCCTTTGTAGTATTCGGTTTTGAGTTTGTATAACTTCTTGTAGTCAGCCTTCATCTTGCGAAGAATGTAACCTTCGCCCATATAAATCTTGAAGTACTTGTTGTGAAGTTTTGGCGTGTTCGCAGATTCGTTTGTGATGTTTATGGCATCAACAGGACCATCTTTTTCCCACGACTCAATAATATCTTCTAGCTTCATTCATAATCTCCATAATTAAAAAATACAGGTATAACTAATGTAAGTATAACACTAAATCACACTGTATGTCAATCTAAACTTTTATAGTATATCCGTTATACTTAAAAGTTATATCAAATGTTGGTGGTGTCAGGTCAGCACCTGATGTGTCAAGCTGAATAGATCCAACTGATGTTGGAAACAAGTCTTTAAATTTGATAGTAACATTTGCGTTCTTATTACTATTTAGTATGATCAGAGAACCGTCTGATTGTACCTCTGACTGCTCAGTATTTGACTTTCCAACAGTTTTAGGATTCAAGCCAGCATATTGTTGAAAGTTCTCTGGATATGTAAGCGCAACTAACCAATCAGATACTTCTCTAAATGCAACCATATCTTCATCGCATATAACACTAACAGTAAACTCCTCATATGTGAGTTTATCGCCAGGCTTATGTATGTTCTTAAATGGAGTAAATACTTCTGTATGTCCAGACGATATGCCTGGTATGTTTACAGACTTCACAAAAAACTGAACATTAGGTAGCCTGTCGAGAGAAAGATTAAACTCGATTGGGGACAAAAAGTTTACATTTGTTGTTAGTGTTGCCATATAATATTCCTCTGATATATTACTTATTTATATGCATAAAAAAAGGGAGTCTCGAAAGACTCCCAAATTCGCTCGGTTAACCCGAATCTTATTGTTTAATAACTTATAGTAAGTTAGAAACCAATACTCTGCGGTAGTAAACATTTCCGTTTGCGCCAGCAGTAGTTAATGGGTTAGCAACCATGCCGTAACGAGTCTTGAAGCCAATCTTAGATTGGAAGCTGTTCTCGCCAACTGCACGAACCATTTGTAATGGAACGTATGGGCAGTAGAAGATACCTGCGTCAAATGCGTTAGTACCTTTATAACCAACTACTAAGTATTGTGCTTCAGCATATGGATCAACATATACTTTGAAACGACCGTTAAGAACACCGGCAAAAGTATTACCAGCATCATCAACATTCAAGCCGTTATTAAGGGCAGGAGCGTAATCAAGAATACCAGCCATTTGAAGAGCAGAAGCTACATCAGATGAACAGATTACGATGTTACCTTTACCACGGCGAGTAGCTTTAGCAATTGCGTTAGCTTCTTTCTCGATTTGGAACATCAAGCCTTTGAACTTCTCAACTGACCAACGGCCATTTGCGTCAACGTCAAGGTTGAATCGACCTTTAGCCGCAGTGTTTCCGTCAGTAGCACCAGGTGAAGCATTGGTGTATACAGTACGAACAACTTCACGGTTGATTTCAGCAAGCAATTCAGCAGAAAGCATATTAGCAAGTTCAGTTTCAGCGTCAAGACCGTGGATTGCTTTAAGATCTTGTGCTAGTTCTGAAGTGTACTCAGCTTTCAATGCACGGCTACGAGCAGTAACAGATACTTTCTCGATTGCGAAAGACATTTCATTAATGTCGCCTTGTGCATCAGATGCTTCTTGTTGGTTAGGTAAACGACCTTGACCAGTTACAACATTAGTAAGATTACCATTTGCGTCAACAGCACCTTCACCAGTTTTTAATGCATGATCAACGTAGTTATCGCCTGCAGATACTGATGATTCGTCATCAATGTGACCAAGATCGCCAGCATCACTGCCAGCTTTATTATTAGCATCACCACCAGAGAAAGAAGTGTTAGCTTCGTCAAATAGTGCTTCGTTACCGGCAGTTTGACCGGCATCAGTAGTTGCATACTTAGACTTCATAGCGAAGATAAGGCCAGTAGGACCAGTCATTGGCTGAACACCAACGATATCATATGCTACCAAGTTAGGCATTGCACGGCGTACAAGACTGATTAATACAGGCTCGTAGTTAGCGGCGTTAGTAGTGTTGTTAGCAACACCTGGAGTTGTAGCTTCAGATAGAACACCAGTTCCACCCATGCTTGAACCTTCTTTAATAGAAGCTTCAGTGTTTTCTAAAAGAGTTGCTGTAACAGCTTCTCTGTGTGAGTCAGAAATAGCGGGAAGAGCGTTATGCTCAAGGATCGGTGCCCACTTTTTCATTAGTTCTTCATTTCTCATTATGGTTCTCCTTTATTTGAGATTTTTAACTTATTACTATTTATAAAATTTGTTATTTCGAAAAGCGGTTAAGCGACTCAGCATAACTTGCAATAGACGGATCTAATACAGGTTGTGCATTCTCCGCAGTCTCTTCTTGTAGAAGATCATTTGACTCTTCTTCAGCAACTGGAGCAGGCGCAGACTCTACAAAGTAGTTGTCTTTGATTGCTTCTAACTTCATAGAATAATCTTCAGTTGAGTCGAAAGAGATACCTTCTGATAGAACACGCAGTTTTTCCGCTTGGGTGTCTGTTAATTCTTCAGAAACAGTTTTGAATGCGGCTTCTAGATCAGCTTCTTTCTTCGCTTCCTTTGCTTCAATCAACTCTTCTACTAACTCATTGTACCTAACTTGAGACTCTTCAAGAGCAACTTCAAGTTCAGCATTATGGTCAACAGTTTCTTGATCGATTTCAAGGTTATGTTCAGATACTAGACCTTTAACGCCTTCAAGTACTGATTCAGCAACTTCTACTTTAATGTTGCTTTCAACTGCTACTTGATTGTCGTCCATCCAGTTTTCGATAACGTAATCTAGATACTGGTCTACTTTCTCTACAATTTCTTCAACAGACTTATCTACTTGCTCTTGAAGATCGCTTTCAAATTTTTCTTCTAAGGTTGCTGTCTCTGCTAACACTTTTTCATGTACAGCGGCTTCAAATACTGCAACAGCAGATGATTTGAAGTCTTCAGATAATTCAGAACCATCGAACAAACGCTCAATAGACTCATGAATACCTGCATTGTTAGTGCCTTGCGGAGTCTTAACGTCATCTTCTACGTTATCGGCTTCTTCTCCTTTACCTTTCTTTTTAGCTTTAGACTTGTCTACACCACCTTCGGGAGTTACGGCATCGGCTGAATTTGCATCCACGCCAGTTGCTTTCGCTTCCTCGAGGTCTAGATCAAGATCAACGCCTTTTTCTAATTCACTCATTTAACTTCTCCTTTTAAAGTAATTATCGTCAATATTACTATTTATAAAAATTGTTATTTAGACAAAGAACGAACAAACTTCTCAAACAATGCGGCCGCTTTAATCTCTAATTCTGCTGTAGAGACTTTAGCAGTCTGTTTGATCTCTTCTTCGATCTCGTCAAATGTGTTCGCCACTTCCCATGAAGAAGAAGCTACATCGTAAATCCAATCTACACCTTCCATAACTCCCTTAACGAAAGCGTCTGGTGCTGATGGATCGGCTACAATATCTCCTGCGGTAGCTAACATGAAATCTTTCTGTACTTCCATGATACCACTCTTATTCTGTTTGATAGAACCCATGCCACGAGATGAAATACCAAGAGTACCATCTGCATCCATGATGTTCTGAACGATCTTACCCATTGGTGTGTCCATTACTTTAGCACGACCAACGATATTAGAACCTTCTTGTCTTAACTCTGTGAACATATGAGATACACGATCAAGATTAATCGTTGGACCTGCAGGATGACCTAACTCACCATATGCTCTGTTTTTCTCAACGTAAGTTTCGTTATATCTCTTAACTTCTTTAGCAAGGATCTCTTTAGGATACATACGACCATTACGGTTCTTGATGTCGCCTTGCATGATGATGCCTTCGATGAAATACTGCTTAGTACCATCTTCTTTGGCTTCTGTGATATATTCTACGTCTTCAACAATTTCTTTGATTAGTAAGCTCATATGTTTAGTCCTGTGTTAAGCCGCTTGCATTGCGAAAGATACGAATCGAGTAAACTGTTTCTTGTCAGATAACATACTTTCAACTTTTTTCTTGTTAACTGAATTTAACGATTTGTACGCATTAAGCACAGCAGATGCTGAGAAGAGATCGATCTTCTGCTTCTTACCATCTTTGAACTTGACTTC